CGTAGCCCGGACGTTGTTCAAACTCTTTGCGGAATTCAGTAATACGTTGTAGTATTTCTTCTTGCGATTTGTCTTGCAACACCATAAGCAAGATTTCACTTAGAAACTCTTGCATAAACACAGGAGTATCTGAACGTCTCAGGTCTAAGCCCATAGCCTTAACCTTGCCTGGCTTGCCATCTACGTCTGAACGAAAACCTTCTGTGTCATACACTAATGCCGCATAACGCTTCTTAGTAATATACAATCCGCTTTCTGCAACAATTTCTCTACCTGCGGCAATAACGTCTGCACGGCTTTTTGGACAATGAAATGCCTTGCCCATAAAGTCTATAAATGTACTGTTTGCTTCGTCTGCAACTTGATCATATAGTGTAATCACACTCTCTTTCGTCCAAGGAATAGTTCCTGCTTGAATTTCATCTTTTAGAACAGGATATGCACTAAAGTAAACAGAGTCAGTATCACCATAGATAACACTTTTACCTACATGATCATACTCGCCCGTAATAACTTTGTTAACTTCTGCACTCATGTGCTTAACGATAGTACGACCTGTTAGTGTAGTAGACTGTCCTATCCTTTTGTCAAAAAATCTACAGCCAGGATTAAGAATGGCCCCGTAAAGAGAGTTAAGATTAATTTTTTTAACAAGTTGCCGCTTGTCCCAAAATGCAATCTCAGCATCATTGCCTGCATCTTTTGCCTTTTTAAGCATTTTCTGTAAGTCTTTTCGTTCTGCATACCACCTCTTCAAAATACCTGGGATAACTCCTTCAAACTCTGTAGTAAAAATAGTACCGTTTGAACTTAGCATCCAAGGCATACTGCTATCAAAAATAAGTTTATATAATTCTGCTCCGCTGAACACTTCGGTTTGTCCATTCTCAAAATCTACAGTTAGTGCAATGTCTTTGCGCTTCTCCATAACTGCTTCGTATTCTTCTGTGCTGAAGCGTCCTTCCCAACTACCTGCGAAAGATTTCTTTTTCAAATTCATGTCTTCGTGTACACGGGCTTCGCTAATCTCAGGACGTATTTGTCCTACAATAGTTTCCGGAGCCATGTTCAGCGCACGAATTACAGATGGATATAGTGAGTTCAAATCCATCGAACCAATCCACTTGTGAACACCCTTCTTAGGAAACGCAACATAAGCACCTGCGGCTTGTGTGTTTTCATCATCACGCTTTGGTCTGTTTGGAACTTGCAATCCTCTGTGATGTGCTTCGTTAATAATTGCTTGCTCTGTAACAGCAACAGCACCCATTGTTGTTTGTAGAAGAACTGTGTTTGCGTGTGCAAGTTCGTTTGACAAGTCAATAAATCTTAGTTTCTTGTCTAATTTGTCAAGTAGTGCAACGTCTTGTCTGTTATACTCAATAAATGTTTCAAAGTCGTTGTTGTAAAGTTGATCTAATGTTCCTTCGTAGACTGTTTTGCGTTCTCCGACTTCAAGTTCGCCGATTGCATCAAGTCTGTATGTGTGTCTTTCTTCGTAGGTATATTTTCTATAAAGTTCAAGACTGTCGAGATGAACTCTTCCAACGAAATCATAAGTCTCGGACGTTTTTCCAAACTTCTCATACTCCCTTTTCTTAGGCATCTGCCCCCATAAGCAAAAACGACGGCAATCATCTTTGCTTAATACACGTTGAATACGATTTACAGTATACGGAACATCGTAACCTTCTGAGTTCCAACCGCTCTGTACATCTGCATCTTCTAATAAGTCTAAGAACGTAAGCAGCATTTGCCGTTCACCGTTGCCGTCTGCATCGTTATCAAACAGAATTACATCATCGCCCCAACGCTCCTTGCACATTTTTTGTGCATCTTCAAGAGGTAATCCTTTTGGCGGAACAGCAAGAGTGATAAGTGCATTAAGCCACTGTAAGCATACAGTGATAGCAGTGATTGGCATAAACGGATCTTCAACTGGTGCGAATCCTCGCTCCGGATCAAAGTCTGTCTCAATATCCCAAAACGCAATGTTTAGTTTAGGTGCGTCTTGGTTCAAATAGTTTTCACTTAAACATTGGAAGATTGGATTAATGTCGCTTTCGAACAAATCTTTGCCTTTGTTAATGGCAACCTCTTTGCGAAAGTCTTTTGTGTTTTTACAAAGTACACGACTTAGTGGGTCTCCGTACACACTTTTGTACTTGCCCTTAGGGTCTTTGTAATAAAATGTATATTTTGCAGGATATTCGTGATAGTGTCTTTTGCCATCGCGGCGTTCTACTACACGAATAATATCGGAATCGCGATCAAAGAAAGCGTCTACGTAACTCAATTTTTTCTCCTCGTTGCTTACTGGCCAACGGACCATCTACATGCCATTTTGGCGTTAATTTTATTATATTTTCAAAGTTCAATAATGTCAAGTATGTTTTTGAAAACAATTTCGTTGCCTTTTTGTGTATAATGATTTATTTTGCCTTTGTGTTGCCTCCATACACTAGAAAAGTCAATAGCATTGTGTTCTAGTGTATACTTGTTACTTATATCTGTATGTGTTATATTTAAACAACTATGACTTGACAGCAATGTTTGTATTTCTTTTCGAATTAAAATATACATATCAATTTGATATTCGTCATCATAATGATATTTAAACCAGTCTCTGGCTGCTCGTAGTGCAGGATTAAACCAATAGTTTCTGTTTACAATGTCTGTATAAATTAAATCACAATCTTTGTGCAGTCCTTTTTTATGTATTGGGTGTTTTTTTGTATGCACACGGCTAGGACTTGTATGACTTATTATAATTTTATCGAAATTTTCTAATTTACTTCTTTTAATTTGTTGTAATATTTTGTATTCACTAACACCTGCTTGTGCTAGATTAGTTACATCGTGACGTCTAGCAAGCATATTTGGCCAACCGTCTCCATTTGGCCAGTTTGCGGCAAAACTATCACCTGTAATTAATATTTTCAAACTAACAATCCTGCTACGTATATAAACGTAAGGCCGGCATTCATAACAATTAGGCTTTTCTCTTTCCAAAGTATACCGACTAAAATCCACAAACTATTGCTTATAATGAATGCCCATATATAAATTGGATAAACATTAAAAGCAGCAAGTGTTGCGGCAGTTAATAAGCATATAGTACTAAGCCAAGCCAGCCATTGGTAAGGTTTTACCACCATTGCATTGCAACTCCAAATCCAAATACATTAACACAAGCAAAGTATGCTGTTAATAGCATAGGCCAAGCAAGTGTGCGTCTATAGTAAGCATATACTCCTGTTAGTGAACCTATAAAAAATCCAGGATATACAATGCGCATATCAGGATTGTCTGCTGTAAATGCTAGTGTTAAACTAGCACCCACAGTAAATATAAAACTTATAAGTTCAAAAAGAAATGCTGTTCGGTCTGTTTTATAACTTTGTAACCAAAAGTCCTTGATTTTACTTATCATAACCCATAATCGTAATTAAGCCTTCAAGATCTTCAAAATCATCGTAATGCTTGCTCCAATCACGATTTTTACCAACCTTAATTGCTTTGTTGATGATACTTGGTTTAATTTCAAGTTCTTCTGCAACAGCCTTAACTGTTTCTTTTAGTCCTGCATTGAGATCTTCAATCTCACACAGTACTGTTATACCTTCTTTGATAAGGCGTTCGAGCTTTGCTCTTTCTTCTGGTCCGTAGGTACGGCTACTCATGGTCTAACCTCCATTTAAGTTAGTATAATTATATGATATGTTTGGGATATTGTCAAGTGGAAAACACTTTTTTATTGTCAAACGCACGATGCCAGCCAAAAAATTGTGCTTTGTAATCTGAATGGTCGTCCGAACTAAGATTTTGCCATTCGTGTTTACGTCTATACAGTTGCATAGCACCATCAAACCAGTCAGTTGATTCAATAAGATATTCAAGTTTTGCTTTTGCTTGCTCTGCTTCATCAACATTGTCAAAATCTTGTTCAATGTGTATTACTTCCATTACAATATCGTTTGTCACGAAATCTAAACTAAAATCAATTCCCCACTTGGGCTTGATATTTAACAGTTTTTGTAGTATAGGTCTATTTTTTGAAACTTCTACAAGTTGTTGTCTTGCTTCGCCTGCAAACGCATAACGAGTTAATAACATACAATGGTCTAATACAAGCCCATGTTCGCTTTGCTCAATATCTGTGTACCATTCTTGTACAGGTGCGATATGATGCTGTATTTCTTTGTTAAGCTCTACGCCGTTTGCTTCGTAGTGTAGATGTTCTAGCGGCGTAGGAACTTCGTAACCATCCTTATCAAAGTCTTTGAAAGGAAGTGTTTCTACTAGAAGTCGTTCTATTGGTGTGCGTAGGTAAGGATCATCTGTGAATTTAGGATATAATCCTACTAAATTCATTTTTTCTCCGCCAGTTTAGCGTATAGCATGTCCTTGATAGATTCGAATGACTGTCCTTTGTGTTTCATTTTTCCAGCCTTCATATCTTTTTTCTTATCTTTGTGTGCGCCACTGGCTCCGCTTTTGCGTATTGCTTCCATATCTCGCCAATTAGGATCACGTGCCTTGACTGGAGCATCGTTTTTGCCTTCTAACAAAGTTTTAATTACACTTTCTAAATAAGCAACTCTTGCTTCAAGTGCTTCTATTTTACCTTTTCCTTCTTCTGCATCAACAAGTGTAAATTTTTTACCATTTACTGCTGCAATTTGTTCTCGACTGATAGCATAAGTTGCTCCACGTAACTCAAGTTGTATTTGCGGCCGGCCCTTGCCATCTTTTTTATCTTTTAGTAGAGCAACAACTGGTACGTCTTTCCGTAGTTGGCCTTTTTGATTAGTGTATGTAACTAAATCTCCTACAGCAAGGGTATGTCCTTCTTTGCTAGTAGGCCAATCACTTGTTGGCTTTGGTGCAGGTGCAGGTGTTGGTTTTTGACCTCCTTGTGGTGCAGGTGTTGGTTTCTCTCCAGTTGGCGCAGGTGCTTTTGTCTTTGGTGCAGGCTCAGACTTTCCACCGCTTGCGCCGCCGAGCCAAGGGTCTATTTTGTTATATTGATTAAATCCAGACATAAATCCTTGCGGTGCTTCGTCGATCTGTACTCCGGCAAGTTT